ATTCTGCAATAAACTTTGCAGCGTAGTAAGTTCCCTAGCCTGTACTGGATAGCCAGGTTTGAAAAGTACTTTTAGGAAGCCCTTACTATCATCGAAGTCGTCGAAGTAAGGAGCTATATTAAGGTTGGTATTCTGTGCCATTTAGAATTCAATTACTACTTTGAGCTCTTCGTTTTGATCCGCAGATCTTGTTATTGGGTTTCTGTTATCTATGTAGAGGATTTCTCCAGAGTTAGTTTGGATTTCTTGATTAGCATATCCACCAACAAAGGAAAGACCTAATTCATACACAGAGACACCAATTTGTATCTGTGTTTGTTGATTAGCTGAAGTTCCAAACGTTGTGTCTGGAGTTGCAGTATAAGCATTTTGAGATGATGTAATCTGATTAGCACCAGAGAACGCAATTACATTTCCATTTTGTGTGCCATCAACTGAATCTTGATAATATTTCAATACTTTAGTTGTGGAATCATATGATACTACAAATCCTTTCGCATTCGTAGTAGTTTGAACAATAGTTTCGCCAGGAGCGAATGCACCAGTGGGTGTACCAGTGCCTGACTGAGGGAAAATCATTGCTTTAACAGCAGATCTAGTATTTTGACTACAAACAGTTGTTGTGTTGAAATCAAAAGGATTTAAAACTAATCCAACTCTTCTATATGTCAAATCATTTGGAAAATCTACAAATGCACTACTAGTTTCTAATTTACTAGTAAACATTAAACGATATGCACCCAATTCTCTAACAGCATCAGAACCATGTCCATTATTAGGAGGAATAACAACATCTAAAGATGCATTTACACCATTTCCGATATTAGGAATGAGTGCAACATCAATAGTACCAAACGTATACTTAGAACCTGCAGTTGTGATAGTAACAGATTCAACAGAACCAGAAGTCACCTTTACAGTGCACTTTGCTTGAGTTCCACCATTGATGTCATAATCTCCGCGAATAGGAACATCAGTATATTCTTTGTTGTTGTAACCAGTGCCTGCATTTTCAATAACTACACTATCAATAGCACCATCACCTGCAGCAGACTTAACAAGAGAGTTTGATAATACGGGAACAAATTCAGAAGTAACAAACTTTAGAATATTATCCGCATCAATAGTATACATGTACTTCCAACGATAGGAGTAACTACCAGGACTATCACCAGTTTCGATAATAGTGGTTGAAGTACCAGTTGGTTCTACCAAAGAGGGTCTTCCTCTTGGATACTCAGGGGTTTGTCCATTATAAAGACACTTGTAGACGTTAAAGTCTGAATTCATTACATAGAAATTACTATCATACAATCTGGAAGATCCATTTGCAGTAGTTTTTGCGGGTGCATAATCTGGTTTATACATTGAGTATGTACGTCCCACACCACCTGTAGTTTGTGTAGGATCAATCCAATCAACTCTTGGTACTACAAGAGCAGTATCTGAAATATCTACACGCTTAAAGGCAACAGAATCAGCATAAGTGCCTGACTGATAGGTAAAACTATCAATCGGCTCACCTGCGGGTGGTACATCTGTACTACCCCAAGACTTAGCTCTACCAACAAACATAAAGACTTTATTTTGAGTCAGCAGTGTATCTCTAAAACTTTCCGCAGCGTATATTCTAAATTTATCAGTAACTAATGCCATTGCTTATAAGCTTTTGTTGTTATTTATAATGATCTCAGACGAACTTCTGGCAGAATCGAGACGTTTCCGCTTGATGTTTGACTGAATGGGAATTCTACCGTAAATGTGTTCCCAGATGTAACTGTAACCGCATACTCTCCATCAAAACCCCAGTTTATTGGTTCTGCTGTAGGTCCACTTGTAAAGTCCAAGAAAACTTTCATACCAGTCACATAATTATGAGTTGCGGATGTAGTCACGGTACAAGTTATTCCAGACGCACTGTATGTTCCTGTTAAAACAGTGTGTGCAGCTGCAGTGGTTCCTCTATATCCTCTACCACCTGTTGCTACGGTTATTGTATTCGCAGATGTATTTCTAGATCCGTATAGAATTCTTTCTACATTCCATCTGTTTGGAGTAACAGTTGTATCATAGAATGGTATCAATACTTCGCCTTCATCGGGGAAACCAATTCTTTGACTAGTATCATAGTATATATTCTTGCAGTTGAGAGTTGTACTACTGTCAGTTATGGAAGAAGTAAGATATGTACATCCCAAAGCAAGTGAATTGGAAATGATTCTATCTCTAGATTTTCTCTCTATATCAACAGCATGAACAGGAACTATTGTTGGTACGGTTAAATATCCAGTACCACCATTTGCAATAGTAGCAGTAAGTACTTTACCGCTACCTGGTTCAATAGTGGTAGTTCCACTAGCACCAACTCCACTACCTCCTTGGAATAGAAGGACTGGAGGATCTTCATAATTTTCACCAGGATTGTCAATAATAATATTAGTAACAACACCATTAGTCAATACTGCTGTAAATGTAGCAGTGGTTGGTCTAAGTCCAACATATTCGTAAGTATCAACTGAAGTCGCACTTGAGACTGTTGCGATTAAACGATCAGATCCTTCACTAGCAACCTGCATTCTGTCTGTAGGATCAATTGAGTTAAATGTATTGGAAACAAATATATCTTCATCAGATCCAGTATAGATGTACAAGGATGCTTGAGAATTTGCTCTTGGAGCTTCACTGAATTTTATAATTGATCCATTAAGAGAGTATGCGACACCAGGTTCTTGGAATACTCCATTAATGAATATCATCAAGTTATTTGATGGTTCTACATTCTCATTATCACTCTCTAATGAGAATGGTTCATTGTTTAGTGTCATAGTAAAGGTTTCCTTACTATTGTCAAAGAATGGAGAAAGATCATCTAAAAGAACTAATTTACCAAAGTAGAATCCATAGAAGTCCATACCACTAACAGGTGCTTCATTAAATGTAATTGCACTACCTGTGTAAGTATATGATTCAGTACTACCTTTAAGTTGAAGAATACTATTCAAGAATATTAAGAAGTTATCACTTGCAGGTAATGAATAGTTTGAACCATTAACCTGTGCGTTAAATGTTGTATCAACTCCATCAAATGTTACTGTATCAATCTCAACTTGGAACTCAGGAGATTCAGAAGCAGTTCTAGTAACGTTATTCAAGTTACCTGAACCACCTGCAGTTGTTCCTACTGCCTGTGTTACTATTCCCCATAGTGTGCTAATAGCAGATGCAATATCGCTACAGTCTGCTGTAGTATAGGTATTGTCTCCACTATCATTGGTAATAGTAAGATCCTTAACTTGTGATCCTTCAGTAACGTAATTAGTTGTAACAGTGATATTACGCATTACCTCACGACAGATATCTCTAGCAGCATTGAACACCTGTACAGATTGATCTTCTTCACCAGTTAGGTGTACAGTTCCAACATAGAAATTTGCTGCATCATAAACACCATCATTTCCACCAAACTCAATATTGTTTGCTACTGCTTCAGAAATTAACTTAGTATCACGAATACATTTTCTCTTATAGAGATCACCATCAAAAGTAGGATTCAATGCAAGCATTCTACCATATGCAGTAGTTGCAATGAAATCTAAGTTTGCTCGTATTAATCTACCCGCATCAGCTAATCTATCGTATGCATGACCACCAGATGTTACTAGACCTCTTGTTACAGGATTAGCAATTGCATTTCCTGTGTACAAGTGAGTATATCCATATTTTACAGAAGTAGGTTTAGCATTGACGAATGTATGTACATAATCACCACCAGTCTTAACAGCACCAGATGTTGACTGTATGAAGGTGTGAGTATAATTGCCACCTGCTATGACGGCTGTAGCACTTGCTGATACAAAACTATGAGCGTACTGATGAGTAATAGCAGCATCTCTATTATTAGTATTGAACGTAATAACGCCAGTTTGCTTCTTGATGGCAGAGCGAGTAATCGAATTAGCAACTGCGGAAATAAACGTATGAGTAGTGGTATTAGTAGACGGTACACTGTTTAGAACCTGTATATCAAAAGTATTAGTTGTGACATTGTATATCTTAACCCACTGACCGCTGATTGGGTCTGTGTTACGAGGATAATCATGGTATGAAGTATCAAAGTCCTCAAGACATGTGAATCTAAACGCATTGTCATCAACTTTGATCTCATCACCAGCAACAAATCCATGATCAGGAATAGTTATAGTCATAACACCTGTTGTTGGATTGTATGCTCCTAAGGTTGGTGTCAATTTACCCTCTGGTACAAATGTATGGGTGTGCTGTCCATTAGGACCTGCAACTCCAACATTAATCTCAAATGTATCAGTTGTAACATTTCTTACTTTTACCCACTCATCATAATAAGGATCTTCTAGTGTTGGGTAACTCTTAACTGTTGCATTACTATCTTTATTACATGTAAACTTCAATGCACTTTGATTTACTTTAACATATTCGCCATTTGAGAATCCATGACCTGCAACTGTTGCTACTAGTACACCTGTACTAGGATCATATGTAGCATTTGTTACAGCATGAGATGTATATCCAACACTCTTGATCGGAATCGGTCTATCATACGCCCAGTCTTTCTTTTTCTTCGTGCCATTATTAACAGCACTAGAGAATACATGTACACTAGTATTTGTAGAAGGAATTGTATCTAATACCTGAACCTTGAAGGTTGTATCGTCAGCATTCCAAATAGTTAACCATCTACCACTAGCAGGATCGCCTGGTCTAGGATAAGCGTGTGTGCCACCACCAGCAGCACAAGTGAATACAATAGCATTATCATCAAACTTAACTTGATCACCGTTCACAAAGGCACCTGCACCCCCTCCATGAGTAACAGTCATGACTCCAGTAGAAGGATCATAATCTGCACCTGTTGGAGTATATGAAATAGTATCAGTTCTAGGATAAGACTGGTTGCTAACACCACCATTATCACAACTCATTACGATGCTACCATCTGTTAACTTGATAGTATCTCCTTTTAATGCAATACAGTCATCTGCAGCAGATACAAATAGGTGTGCTGAATTACCTGCAACAGTTGAGTAGAAGTTAAGCAGTATTGTATCATTTGTTACAGAAATAACCTGAATCCACTCTCTATAGACAGGATCAGTAGTTCTTGGATAAGAATGATTAGTCTGATGACTATCTTGTGCACATGTAAATGTAAGTGATTCTTTAGCAACCTGAACAAAGTCACCTGCTTGAATAGTATGACCTTTAATTGTTAATGTTGCAAGACCAGTGTTGGGAGTATAGTCAACAGCTGTTGGTGTAAATGTCTTTTCTCCACGGAATTGATGTGCACCGATAGTTAATGAAAGATCTCCATTAGCAAGATTCAAGGCAGCGTCTGTTGGTTGGTAATTTACAGTGACAGATGGTTTAACATTAACTGTGATTGTAGTACCTGTCGTTTCAGTAATATAAAGATTGCTCTTAGCAGCTGGATCTGTTGGTCTTGGATAATTGTGAAGACTAGCACCTAGATTTGATAAGTTTCCTGCAATGAGAGTACCATCATTTTCCATGTCACATCTAAACTTCAAGGAGTTTACATCAATACTAATACCTGTACCAACAGGAAGAGTATGATTACCTATTGTCAATACTAGTACACCTGTACTAGGAGTATAAACTGCATTAGTTGGTGTGAATGTAACCTGAGGTGATGCACCTACGTTAACTGTTAGAGTGTCAGTGGTAACTGCTTCAATACCAAGTAATTCTCTTGATGCAGGATCTGTTGTACGAGGATATGATTTTCTAGAGAAGTCATCATCTTGTGTGCATGTAAATGTTAATGCTTCATCATCAATACTGATTACACTCTTAGCGTGGAGGATTCCATTTGCAGTAGCAGAAACAAATGTGTGTGCATCACTATTACTACAAGGAGCATCTTTAAGACATTGGATATCAAAAGTATCTTGGGTAATTGCTCTAACTGTTATCCACTTACCGCTAATTGGTTGACCTGGTTTAGGATATGATTCTTGCCCACCTCCATTATAACCACAACTCATGGTTATAGAACTGTCTTTTATTTTAACTCTATCACCTGCTGCAAATCCATGACTTGCAGAAGTTATTGTGACAATACCAGTAGTAGTATTAAAAGTAGCATCAGTTGCAGTATGCTCAGTAGCAGCCGTAAATCCATGGTTCTCTATATCTAAAGTTAATGAACCTGTTGACGCAGTATATGTCGCACCAGTTGGTGTAAATGCTTTTTCTATATTTGCTCCAACCTGAACCTTGAAACTATTAGTTTCTACATCAAATACATTTAACCAGTTTACAGCAGCTGGATCTGATCCTCTAGGATATGCAGTTGTAGTTGCATAGTTATCACGAGAACAAATAAAGTTTAGTGAATCTGAAGTAAATTGGATAAAGTTACCATTAGAAAGTCCATGATTAGCTAACTCTAGTTTCATGATACCAAGAGAAGCATCATAATCAACAAAGGTTGGACTCAAAGCAGCAGTGGCATTACCAACATAAGTGTGTGCATCAGTGTTTGTAGGTGTGGTTCCATTTAATGCATTGATCGTAAACGTAGTAGATGTAATAGCATCAACAGGAACGTTTTTACCAGCAATAGGATCTGTTGACCTTGGGTAACTTCTATTACCTCCACCACCAAATCCACAACTGAATGTTATTGCATTGTTTGAGAATCTAACAGTAGATTGTGCAATACTAATTCCACCAGCAACAGCAGATACAAATGAATGTGGATCTACGTTTGTAGAAGGAATACTATCTAATACCTGAACATCAAATGTATTAACTGTTATGTTTGATACTTCTAACCATCTATCACTTGCATAGTCAGTACTACGTGGATAGGTCTTCTGAGCAGCTGCTCCTGAAGCACCACCAAAAGCACAACTAAGAGTTATTGAATTATCAGCAAACTTAACTTGATCACCCGCTTCCAATCCGTGTGACACTAGTGTAACTGTCATAATACCTGTATTAGGATTATAGTCAATATCTGTGGCAGTTGCTGTTGTAGGAGCACTTAAAGTATGTGATCCTACTGTTAATTCTAGTACACCTGTACTAGGAGCGTAAGTTGCTGTAGAGGGGGTATAACTGTTAGTTAATGGTTTTCCAATTTCACTAATTCCAACAATACCATCATCTCTAAATCCATCACCTGAGTTATTCAATACAACGTTAGAAACATAACCATTACTAACTGTAATATCAGCAGTTGCACCAACACCACTACCAATTTTATTTCTTAATGGAATTGCAGTATATGTACCATCTGCATATCCTGTACCACCTGTCAATCCATTAGTAATATCAAATGCTTTTATCTCATCTCCAATTTGATCTAACTGGAAACTAGAAGTATATGATGCACGATCATAATACATTATCAAAGCAACAGAATTTGCCTTAGGTGCAACTGAGAATGTTATGGCATCGTTTGCAAAAGTGTAATTATTAGGATTCTGAACAATTCCATTTATTGTAACTAAGAATTGTTCTTTAATAGAAGTTTTTCCAATTTTAGTAGTTACAGTAGCACCACTAATTGTTAAATTAAAAACAGTCGTAGATCCATCAAAAGAAGAACTAATATCATCAATCTTATATGAGATGCAACTTAAGATTTTCTGAATATCTAATAGTTGTCTACCAAAAATTTGTACCTCAGTAGGAACTGCTGCTGAGTAGTCTGGGTCACCTAGTGCAAAGTTCTTAATAGTTGCTAATTTACCAGTTGACCTAGCAGAAGGTTTGGGGAAAACATAGGTAGTGCCATTAAATGTTTGTAAATTTGGTTGAGGTGATTCTACCCACCATGCCCATGGTTCATTTGAAGAATAGTTTGAATTTATTGTAGATTTGGATCTATAAATTTTAGCACTAGATTCTAAAACAACTTGTGTACCAAGTACCTTAAATCCTGCAGGATGTGCTGCAAATTTTAATGGGTTTTTCCATTTATTAATATTGATAGGTGAAGAAATTTCATATGAGTATTCTTGGAACCTATCACTATCATATATTCTCTGCTCATTGACATCTAAGAAACCAGTGGTACGTTCCCAACCTTCAGCAGAAGTACTAATAGGAGATACGTTAAATGTTGCATCTGCTCTATCAAATGCATGGATTTCACCAAATGCTGCTGATTCTTCACCAAAGACAGGTTCGCCAGATAGAAAATCACCTTCTATAATTTCCACACTAAGAATACGTCCACGACTATCCCAATCTTTAATAATTCCAAACGCAGTATATGTTGTAGTGGATGTACCTTGATAAACTCTTTCTCCAACTAAGAAATTAGCAGGTTTCATATATGCAGTAATAATATCACCAAGATCAGTACTAGAAAGAGTAAATTCTGTTAATCCATTAGCATCTCCAATCGGATCACCTGTAAAGTTAATATAAGTTCCAGCTATTGCATTTGCTTGAGTTGTTGCTAATCTAATTTGATTATTTGCTAATCCATTTGCAAGAGTCGCTGCAATGGCATAATATGTTGTATTAGTTACTAATGGAGTTGGAAATGTTCCTATATTTTCATTTAATGTAACTTTCGTACCTGTAGGTATTTTTGCATTATATGGGAAGTTTAAAGTACTGTTAGATCTCAATCCAACCCAATTATGAGTTATTCTTGCACTTACAGATGGAGCTGATAAGAAACCTCTACCTGGATTACGAACTTCAACACTTTGTATAACCTCATTCTCAATAACGGCTCTTAAATCAAAAAGTGACCCACTTCCACCAGTAAGAACAATTTCTGGAATTGCAACAAAGTTTGCACCACCATCTGTCACCTCAAGATAGTCAATAACTTGAGTTCTTGTTAATTGTAAATTAAAGGTAGTATTTAACTCTGGTTTTAGAGTTCTATCATGACTATAATTAAATGTAATATTATCTCCACCAATTTTTAATATTTTACCCAAATCGGTAGATTTCAATAATACAGAAGCACCCGTTCCTGTTTTTTGTGTAATGTTAACTACAGGAGCATTTTGGAACAATTCTCCACCAGCTTCTATATTAATTGCAGATATTCCTTGATTCTGAATAGATGCATTGAATTTTGCATTGATTCCACTACCACCACTAACAAGAACATCTGGAGCAGACAAATAACCAGATCCAGTATTAGTAATGGTTATACTATCTACTGTTGCATTTAAAGAACATAATGTGGATGCAGGATCAATATGTGTCAGTACTGTAACTGTCACAGTAATATCATTAGCAGTTGTAGCACCACCTATCTGATTACCAGGAATAGTAATGATATCACCTAGTCTATATGTACCACCACCATTAGTAACTACAACCTGTTCAACAGTTCCACCAGCACCAGAAGTAACCGTAAATTCTACATTAGTACCACCAGTAGGATTTACAGCAGATTGTGTAACACCAGTATACTGACCAGGCGTTAATCCAGTTGTATTTGTAGTAATTGTTACAGTATTAACTAATCCAAAATCAGGATCGTCAAGAATAATATTTGGTGCTGCTCTATAGTTAGAACCAGGACCATTAACAGTGACTTCTGACAATCTACCTACATCAGGACCTGAACTAGGAATACTACAAAGCACAGTTGCTTGAGCACCACTCACTGCACTAATAGTTGCCTGAGAATCTGAACTAAAAACTTTACCTCTATCATTATTAGCAGCAAATGTGGTAAACATAATATACCCTTTATTTGCAGCACCAGTCCTTCCATTTTGAAGAGGTTGTATTCTCAATGTTGAACTCAATGGATCCCAAGAAATAACTTTACCTCTAGCAGTTTGAGTTCCTTGAGCACTTTGAGATATAATAATTTCATTTACTGCAAATGAACCAGAACCAAGAACGTTTGTTAGTGTTAAATCTACAAAATCAGGTAATGTAACAACCCCTGTAGGTAAAGACGCAGGATTATAACCAGAACCCTTATTTGTAACAGAGACTCCAGATAATACTCCAGAAATTGTTGCTACAGCAGTTGCACCTGCACCAGCTCTGGTGGATCCTGATAATTGTGGTAAAGATTCATAATTACGTCCACTGTCTCCAATTGAGATTGTTGAGACTCCTCCAGTTGGATATATTGAGTTTGTACTATAAGTTATAGTATTTGAAGCATCATAATTTACTTCTGGTTCTAATGCAGTTGCATATGAAGCAGTAGTATCAGTCTTAGATAATAGTATATTTGTACCAGCTAGAGGTTCGTTCATAATAGTGAAATAACTTCCAGTTATTGAATATTGACCTGCTAAATCAAAATAATAGAAAATACCTGGTAAATCTACAACCTTAAGAGTTATAGAAGTTTGTTGAAGAGTTTGAGTATCAACAACCTCATCTGTGATGTTTTTATATGTGAATATATCAGTGTTTAATGGGTCAAGAGTAAATGCTAATGTAACATTATTGAGAGTAGAATCTGAAGTATCAAATTTATATGAATGTCCATTAATAAATTGGAATTTAGGTTCCCTTACACTAACTACCGAACTTGTAATATTAGGAGCAGCATTTGTACCTAATTGATTAACTGAAATAGTAAATCTTCTAAGAGTTTCAGTTCTTACTACTGTAAAATCACCATTATAAGTTCCAACATTCATACCTTTAAAATCAACTATATCACCAACTCCTAATTGATGTGCAGCATCAGTTCTAACTACAGCTTCTAATGATATTTGAGTTACAGTAAGTTGAAATCCAGATCCACCGTTACTACCAACATTATCATCATCAACTGTAATAGTATCGCCAATCTTAAATGCAGTTCCTCTATCTGCAGTCGTTGGTATAGAACCAACTGATATAGTTCCATTAGCAGCAACAGTAAGATCTAATATAAGATTTTTACCATTCCCATTAGTGAGCATTGGAACGTCAGTGTATACGCCAGGTAAATATCCAGATCCTTGGGAATTTGTAGTAGTAGCAATAAGTGCACCATCTGTACGTTTCCGTATATACTTCCATAACATTGTACCATCACTGACTGTGCCAGATACATGTGTTGGAGCGTTATTAGCATCAGAATCTGATGTTGCGGTTTCAGTTGCTTGATATACTCTATTTGCAACAAAAACTAAATCAAATTTATTATATGCAGTGCTGTTTGTCCATTCTGTAATAAAATCATAACTTACTAAATCAAAATACTTAAAATAGAATTTTGAATTGTATAGGTATGACTTAAGTTCTCTTTCATAAGTATTGTCACCTATAGAAACAGTTATTTGATCACCACCAACCAAATAGTGATTATTAGTCGTGGTTAATGTAGCAATTGTTACATCTTCATCATTTACAACGTAATTAAGTGTAGAAACAGGTTCACCTGTGATAGTTGAGATAGTGGCACTTACTCCATCACCACCAGTATCAGTATTGTCAAATAATAATCTATCATTAACCTTATATCCTTGCCCACCACCTTCTACAAGGAAGTCATTAATATTAGTTGATGAATATCTGTTAGTAGCTGCAACTGTTAAGGATTGTGCACTACCACCACGAATTGTTGGGTAGTAACTAAAGTAACCAATACCATCTTCAATATATTGAAGAACTTCTCCACTTTCTAATGTTATTAATGTTGTACTATCTTCTAGTGCTAGTACAAAATCAATTCTTGAATCTAACGCTTTTCTCTTTGCAGTAACCTGATCAGTTCCGATATATGGTGCTCTAAAACGGATAGCGTCTTCAGTAAAGTTTCTTTGTAGTCCATTACCATTCCAGTTAATTTCATCTGCTTCTGAGTAAAAATCAGGTCCTACAAAGTATGGAAATTTAGGTGCACCACTGACACCATCAATTGTTGTAAAATAAGCATATACTCCATCTGGATATTCTGGAGTTACGCAATATCTACCATTATAACGGTCTAAATCACCTAGACCTTCCACATACTCATAATCTTCAATAAACGTTCCCATAGGGTCTGTCAGACCGCTTAGAATGGACGCTCTAGATGTTTTTATTCTATAACTACTAGCTGGTTGAATATACGAGTTATATGGGTTCTGATTTTGTCGATCTTCAAATCCATAAGGTCCATATATGGGATGTCCGTCATATGCCCAACCTATAATTGGAGAATGTCCTATTGGAGTCTGTTCTATCCATGGTGAAGGATCTGCTACTGTAGGAATTCTAGATTCAATACTATCTCCTAGGTAATACCTAAGATTATCTGGAGTGTAGAAGTATCCATATTCACCATCATAGATTCCAATGTTTTCTCCTCTTACAACTGTACCATTAGCATCGTCTACAACTTTTCTATCTGAGAAAATAGCACTAGGATTATTCTTCTTAATTTCATCTGCAGTTGCTGCTTCGTTATAAGTTAACTGAGTTAAATTAGTTGTAAATCTAGCACCATCACCAGGATACACAATACTAATTTGAGTATTACCTGTTGTATACCCAAGTCCTTTATTTGTTACAGTAACCGATGTAACTTGTCTACTAGTTGGATCTACAACAGCAAACGCAGTAGCACCAACTCCATCTCCAGTAATAACAACGTCTGGAGCACCAAAGTAATCTGCACCACCAAATGTAACAATAATACTCTCAATCTTTCCACTAAGAATAGATGCATAACCCACAGCACCATCACCAGATTTTAAAGTAATATTTGGTTCGTAAGTATACTCAGATCCTGTATTTGTGATGTTTATTGTATTGATAGGTCCACGTACAACAGCACTAGCAGCAGCACCTACACCGCCACCACCACTAATTGATATGTTAGGTAATCCTGCAACTTTTGTATAACCAGCACCTGAATATGTTACCGCAATACCAGTTACCCTACCATCAGTAATTTGTGCGACTGCAGTTGCCTGTGTACTGTTAGGTGCACCACCACCACTAATAGAAACAATAGGTTGACGGGTATATCCTCCCCCACCGTTAGTTACGTTGATAGCAATAATTCTACCATCAATAATAGCTTCTGCTGATGCACCTAAACCCAAATATTCCCAATCAATAGTTCCATGTCTAACAGCACCACTTGTATGTGTTGGATATGTAATTTTATCACTTGTGCCAGGATTCTGTGCTCTATATCTTCTTACAGTACCATTATCATCATATTTTATAACATTGCCACTTGCATAAGTTGTATTTAACTTATAGTCGGGTTCAAACTCAACTGTAGGGGGGTTTTCAATATCATATCCATCTCCACCATCATTTTTTGTGATAGAAGCAATTCCACCAAACTTTTTCGTCGAAGTTCCCTTATATGAGAAAAATGGAACTCCATTTACACCAATCCCAACTTGCCCAACAGGAGTTGGTGTTTTTGTACTTTTTGTTGATGGTACTAATGGTATTCTCTTTAAATATCGTTGATTTCCTGGATCTGGATCATTTACAGAGAAAGGACCTATTTTATGTGATGGTATACCTGTACTAGCGACTATTGCATTGTCAGTTGACTTATATACGTTTTGTACATCAGCAGTGTACTGGGAAACTAAGTTATTGATAGATGTGTAGACACTTGTACCAAATGCAAATTCTCTAGAGATAAAAAATAAACCATCTGTTTCCAATATAGGTTGAGAAGGTGCACTACCAAGAATAAATTCAAATTTGAACTCATCTATAATACCAACAACATCATGTTCGTTATTATAGATGTCTTCAGCAGCATTTAGGATTCTAACCTTGTCATCTCTTCTTAAACGATGTTTTTCTCTAGTGGTAACTGTAACACGAACAGAACCATCAGCAGCAGGTGTTGCTAACTCTGCTGTAACCCCTCTAAGTGCCTTTCTAACGTTATATTGGAAGGAACTCCATATTGGATCAAGACTGTCAAAACCAGGTGCTGCAGGCGTTGTAACTTTACTCTTAGGAAGGTAATATTTACCACCATTAGTTAAATTAACTCCTCTCGTTCCACCATATACTTTAATCTGAATATCAGACCCATCTAGGTTACTTTTACCGTAAATTCGGAATGCAGCAAACGCTTCTTGACCTGCAATATGCTCATCAGAGGTTGTACCCTCTCTAGCACGAGTACATCCTATAAATTGGTTAACTGTTTTGTTTGTATATGTTATTATTTCATCTTGAACTCTAAATCTACCATTTAACTCTGGCCATCCCAAAGTACTATCAACTGTGATCGTTGTAAAGTCTAATCTTGAAGGTACATCTGATGCAATAGTAGTTTTGTAAGGTGTTACAAAGGTTCCTGAAGAGTTATTGGTATCTACGTCAATTTCATAGATTTCCCCTGAAGCAGTGAAAACTTTTTGAACACCCTTAACGTAAATACGTGCTTCATTGACATATGGGTCACTTGGATCGTTTTCTTGGTACAAAACTTCGCCAACTAACTCTGTAGGGTCTCCACTAACTGCTGTAGCACGAATTACCTCTCTATTAGTGAAGAATGCATCCGATGGTTTGAAGATTCTGTCTCTTGGGTATGAAACTTCTGATTCTACGCCAAAAAGTGTTCTTAAAACGAACTGAAAAGACCTAGTTGTGCCTTTTGACGCATAAAAATCTTTAATTCGCTTAATTACAGTAGATTCAGTAACTCCATCTGAAAAATTCTTTGGATAAGTGGACAAATACTGATCTTTGAACTGTCCCAACATGAAAAGTGGGAAAATATTGTTCAAATTAACAACTTTTGCTCCTAGAGCATGTTCAGCAGCAGTTGTTTCAGCAAAAACATACTGACTAGCAGTTCCAACCGCTTTTACTGCATCAAATCCTCTTGAACAGTCATTAAAAATAGTCTGTCCTTTGTTTTTGTAATAAATGATCTCATCATCTATCATCAAAAGACCTTCATCGGGGAAATCACGAGTTGTAGTAACGTCAACTGTTGTAGAAGTAGTTGACATTGAAGAAATTAAGTCCGTTTCAACAATTAAACTTCCATAATTGTCAATATTGTAATAATCACCCCAGTTATTAATAACATCAAAACAATATCCTCTTAATTCTTGTGATTTATAATATGCTTTAACAAATTCTATAAACGTAGGATATTCATCCTGAATGAATGACGCAAACTGTCCAGGAATATTATGGGATATTTGGGATCTCGATTCAGCGGTAACCTCAGACGGTACAGGTTGAGTTGTAACCGTCGTGGTTGGTGTAGTCCACTGACCGACCTTCCAAGATGATTGATTAGTTGCCATTCTTGTTAACTATAACTGGACTCTGGTATAACTCCCGTACCAGAAAGATTTGAACCACTACTGATAGTGTCTTCTACAACATTAACAGTTGTATTATCTATACCTAATGTCAAATAGGTTTCACGCAAAGAAACAAGGTCATTAGATTCTGGAATTGCACTAAGTTGTAGTATATTACCAGAAGCAATTGTTGATGTAATCACCAAATCGTTAATCACGATCTCTCCCATAGAATAATCAACAGTACCCCAAGAACCTCCAATGTATTCTTTTTCACCACTTCCCTTAATGTAGTAAAGTCTCAACAAACCTGCACCATCATCATTGAGGAAATAAGTATTAACTGTATCACCAGAAATAGCAAATCCTGAAGAGGAAACAGTAGGTTGTGTGGACGTTCCTTGGTTAATGCGGTTACCGTAACATATTTTATAGTTCACTCGTGCGTTCAGAGTCACTATAACGTTCTTTCTCATCTTGAGACGAGTGATATTTGAAGTAATTGAAGTATCTGCACTATCAATTATACCCTGAAGCTTAGAATATTTGAACTTTCCACCAAATTTATTAAATTCAGATCCAGTATTGAGTGCAACTAAGGTGGCAAGTACGGAATTTTTGATTACATCTGATTCTTTCCGTGTAATATTGGGGTTATAGTACACAAAACTATCAATATCAATGTATAAAATGGACGGATCAATGATTGAAGGTTGAACTGCTGCTACAGAATACTCTCTGAGCTTCTTTAATACAACATTTTTTTCGGAAAGTGATAATTTATCTGCATTTTTAGGTTTAATCGCTAAAAATACCTTACCAAATTCAGGAGGTTCCGCTTCTTCACCACCATAACAAGCGATTGAAGCTACATTTGGGTAAATATTTGGAATAATTGCTTCATAATCCTGTGTTGAGACTGCTCTACCAAACGCAGAATAGAATTTTGGAGCTGAAAACTTGATTGCTTCCGTAGTTTCTGCATCTTTACCGCCTTCTGGACGCTCAACTAGCGTAATTGTTATACCAGAGGTCACGGATTGAGCTTCATCGTTGATAAATGTTCCAATATTTTCAAATTGGAGCAATCCATTCGCTCCAGAACCACTAGAAGTGGTGTAAGTAGCACTAACTACGTCTCCATTTAACAAATCTCTACCAACAATACCGTCTCCGAACATAATTTCGGGTCTTCCATACTCAGATTCTTCCAAAAAGAAGACTTTTGATGTAGAATCTATCTTTGTAATGTCTGTTGCTTGCAAATAACGCTCTGTAACAGTTCCAGAAGTTACTAAAACTCGTAAAGTAGAGGTATCTGCTCGATCATTTGTTAAAATAAAACGTTGTCTTTCAGAAGTATTACGTACAAATGTGTCTGTAAGGAAATTTCCTTCAAATAATTCAGTATTAGAAAACGTTGCAATTCCTGTTCCGCTATCCACAGTCTGAATTACGTCCTGTCCAATAGAAAAAACAAAGTTATTATTATCTAAACCTGTAAAATTAACTACCAATCCTTTCTGTAAAGTAATTCTAGTAGGATATCCTTTGGTAATTACGCCTTGTGCGTTAGTTGTAACCTGTGTTTGTACTGCAATATTAACAACACACTTACTAGAACGTGCAGAACGAGGTGTATAACCAAGCATCCTTGCTAGTTTTACGACATTTTCACGCAAAACTGCCGTTTCTAGGAACCCTTCATTGACTGCAAGGTTAGCATTAACCGCTGTATAGTAAGTATTGTATGCAAGAGTATCTAAAAGCACCGTCATAGACGATCCTTCAAAGTCATAATCGCTAAACTGTGATTGTGATTTTAGATAATCTTTAATTTGTGCCTTGATTTCGTTAAATTCTAAGGCATTTACCTGTTGAAATGACATTATGGTTTCAATGCAAGCTCGAGTGAATCTACTGTAGGAGGTATACCTAAGATTACATAACGAATTGATACATCTAAGTTGTTACGATCCTCTGTCCATTTAACTTTAGTTTCTAAATGAACAACCCTTGGTTCGTAAATGTTAATTGTATCTGCAATTCTATCCTGTAAGTCTGTCTGTAATGAGGGACTAGCATTCTCAAATAATAGTCCAATGATATTACCGCCAAATTTAGGATCAAAAGGTTTCTCGTAAAAATTATACAATATGATATTTCTTACAGATTCCTTTATGGCTGCTTCGTTCTTCAGTGACAAAACATCGTTTGTTACTGCATTCTTTTCAAATGTCAACGAAAAGTCTCTAAACGACTTTGATTTAATCGCCATTTATATGACAAAGTTTACCTTCAGATATATTTATACTTCTTTTTTAACATTCTTTACCTTCCTATCAGATCTAGGATCAGTAATTAAATATCTGCAGTATTCATTGCCATGATCGTAGAAGTGATCAGACATATCTACGGGTATATTTGCGTTCCTTTTTCCGTCTACGATTCTATTTGCCTTGGCCACGATACCTCTTTCTTGCTTTGTTACGAGAGGTAGCACTATACTTAGTATGCTGTCCTCTACCTTGTCTTGTTTTCTTTGGTCTTGCTTCGATTGTTGGAAGACCCATTGCATATCTAGTTGCCATAATTTAACCTGCGAATACGTTTGATGAACCTGCTGCAACACTTGTACATGTTGCATCTCCTACTCTACCACATCCTTTGCCATTTACAAAGACTGTGCTACTACCACTTCCTATGGCTGCACTGTGAGGAGGGCACGGTGAGCCTGGTAATAGGTGTGTGGTGTTCTTATCTCCTTGTCTGGATATAGGAATACCATTACAGAAGACGTTACCTGAACCCTGTGCTCTGGACATTCCAGAACAATGGGCTACATCTGCGTCTCCTACTCGTGTTACTGCTGGCATTTTAATAATAATCTGAAATAAAGGAACGTATACCTTCCCACTCATTATATATCTTTAATTCAAGTGTGAAGGATGCGGGTGCTTGGGCAGTCAGGTTCCCTACAGGACCACTCTCCCATTGTACCGTTACGGTGAAAGTTTCAGTTGTGTACGATGTATTGTCCTGATTGAGGTCAAACATTACCTTATCTGGGGGCATGTTAACCAGTCGCTGAACTGTCACAGGGGTAGATGTCTTATCTGATTCTCCTTGCTCCACATACTTAAATTCGTCTACAAAAGGATCTTCTATTGAACCAGTAATTGATACAGATGTACTACCAGGTGTAATTACTAGGTCAGGTTGTGTTCCAGCTACAGTTGCAGTAACATTAGTTACATTACATACATTAGGTGAAGCAACCGAACAAGAAGCACTCACTGTCTGGTTCATTGCAAAGTTAGGTCTAGTTAAATCCGTAAGGAACGTTGCTGTTCCATCAGGAGTGATGGTTACTGCCATATGCTTCTGTTAGTAATCCGTTCTTTATTGCTATATTATACATTATACTATGAATGGTCATATCGTATGCGGTCGTCCATGGTTGTGTCTTCTCATTCTCTATCCAACACTGAAGACTTCCATATTGTGCTTTTGGTATGTCGTCTCTAAACCATGAATCGTACTCGAATTCGTATTTGCTCATTTGCGTTCTCTTGTCATTAACTCGTGCAAGTACTCGCTATATTTTGCCATCTCCATATGATCATTTACACTATGGGGTGGTTCTGGAGGGGTAGGAGCAAACTTAATCAGATGGTCGAAAGAGGGAGGTATATCCCTTACCCTCGACAGTTTTATGATTTCATCGTTATCTCGGATAACGAATTCTCCTTCTAGTGCTTCCAGTCCTATCATGGCTTGTACTTCCTATGAGTTATATTTAGAGACCAACGACGCGATTTTTGCCCTTTGGTTAGGATTCGCGATTTTTTACCAGTTTGTATCCTCTGACTCAGACAACTCAGAAACAGTCTCTGTGCACTTCTGAAGTTCCTCTTCCTCTCTGATCAAGCGTGTCTCATGGTCGCATACAACATCGACGAGCTTCTCATATTCCTCATGACCAGGTCGTCTCATCATAAGATTACTCACAGCACCTTCAAGTTTAGTGAGTCTAGCGAGAAGTTCTTCGTTTGATAAATGAGAGTTCATAATTTGTAAAGATCGTATGGTGGGTTTTTACTTTACTTTCAAGGTAATCGACTATACCTTTTAATCTATCTACTTCCTCGTTGAGTGCTTCTATCCTATTGACATAATACTCTTCGAGTGTTTTTCTACCATGCTCTGAATAGTAGATATGCGGTTGTTGTTTGCAATCGCCTGACATGTATCCTCCTATTGTTGTTTAATATCGAAATGCCACTTGATATGCTTGATGTAATCAAACGTATCCCCTATATCCTTATCACAATCTATCTCATACTTCCTATCACAAAGAAACTTACGAAGATCGTAGATACTGTCATACGTACCTACTTGATCGAAATGTTCGTTGAATAATACGTATTGCATAGAAAAGGGAGAGTGGTATATAGTATATATTATATCAGAGTATCAACACATTGTCAATAACATAGATACCCTCTAATGTTGTAAGGTAACCCATCTAGTTCTATCATACTATACCTCGACTGTGGAACTAGTTGAGATATATCCTTGTCTATCTTCTGAGACATGTACTTTGCTATCTTTCCTTTCTTCCACTTGGTGTATGCTTCCTTCTGAGTCCATAGATCATAGAAGACATGCATGTTATCAGTAATCTCATCCTTATGGAAGTAACGTCTTGAAATATCTTCAAACCTTCTATATCTCATGTACTCTATATCAACTCCGACTTCTTTGAAACCCACTGCAACTACTGTACAATGGTTAGTGTCTGATTTATTCCAATACATTTTCACAGGTTCTTTGCAACTCAGAGGAACTCTGCAGAGAAACATTCTTAGGGCGAGTTTTACATCTGAGGTCAGATAAACGCTCGCTACTTCATCGGAGTATATGGGTTTCACTCTGGGCAGTCTCTAACCGTTCCTGTGGATTCTGCCTTCTCCATAACCTGATACTGTATCGCAGTTACGTCCCATGCCATATCGTTGACACGTTTCTGGGCAGCATACTCATCTTCTGCTGATACTCTGATCCACTGCTTATATGTTACTGTGGTCTCTACGTCGAATGTTTTCATTGGGAAAAATTTTTTGAAAAATTATTTATTTTATATCACGCTCGCTCATGCAAGACTTTATAGCTTAGAAAGCGTATGGATGTTAAGCTTAGCAGGCGGATATAAAAAACCCCCCAAGGGGGGGCAAGTGCTTTAACCTATCGGTGCGTCCTTAGGGAATAGTCTCCCATCGTCTTCTACCTCTTCGCCCTCTTCGTCGAAGGTGATAACGACGAAGTGGTCACGTATGAACTTGTCATTGAGTAGGAGGTCGTATGTTTCGTTGTTCATTACTTAACCTCCATCCACTTGAACTCAGAGATGCTACCGCACTTCCAAATTGTGATTGCTTCGCCTAGCAATTCTGCCTGTCTCTCTGCGTGACGCTTTGCGTCTGCGAAGTGGTCAGCGTGGAATACGTCTGCCCATATCTTAACTTCGTTTCCGTAGTGTGAAGGTTGGATTGCCCAAGTAGTCATGTTTGCTCCTTTGTGGTATGTATTCATTATAGCAGTACATACAATAGAGTCGATGCTATTGTATGCGTATTGAAACATTTGTTTACAGTTCATCCATCATCTCCATCATCTCGTCATAGTCTGCTTCTGTCCACTTTGCCCCGTCTGGAGTCTTATTCATGCCTAGATCTTGCATGCATATGATAAAGTCGAACCATGAGTCGCAGTCCCTTGCTATGTTGTAGAGTCCCTCGTCACCGCCAACCCATAGGGCACAGTTCCAAGTCGTCCAGTCTGACCAACCATTGTACTCTGTGCGAGGTGTGTCTGTGAGGTTGATTGATTGCTGAAAAGTCATAAATGCTTTAATCTGATTTGATTCTATTATAAAGGAAAAACTGCCCCCAAACACTACAATGGGGACAGTTTGTGAAGTGGTCGAGTCGGAGGTTCGATTTAAAAAGCATGTTCCTCTGGGGTCGCTTACCCGTGCCCGACTCAGCTGGATGGGACTTACATAGATTGATATCCTTTAAACGCATGGACTCTCACCATGCCCAATCAATGCCCAAGGCACCTAGTGCCTATCTGATATGTACCAGATCCCGTAGCGGTTGATTTCTTGAGGTTCAAAATTCCTTGATGCCATCGCGTCAAGTGCTGCCTTTACGGTTGGATCTTGCATTGCGGTTTTGTTCATTAGAACTCTTCCGTTGTACATTGGTGTTAGGTCTTTGTTGAACATAGATTGAAATCCTGTTTTGTATATCCTTATTATAAAGGATCATCGGTTGAGGTCTGCACATTTGTAATAAAACGTTACGCTCCCAATAGTACAGCGGTGAAAGTAAGCACGTAAAGAAAGATCTTATACACTGGGTGAAGGACCTTTTCCTTTGGTTTTGATTTGGTCATGTAAGTACGAATTGCGGATTATCTGTGGTAGAATATAAAATGCAGTCTTGATTGAATTGCTTCTTATACCGTGATCCGATTGCTTGCAGTGCGGTGATAACGTTTAGGTCATCAGTCTGCACTGAAATAATCATGCACTGTTCCAATTCACCCTTATAAATTCCCGTCCCCTCGGTCACTGTCGCATACTCAAGAGATGTACAGACTTCGTTCTTGAGGAACTCGATCCACATCTGATTCGTTACGGTACCGCTGTTAGGAATGTTTCTACCTAGGGTGATTGAGTGAGTTTGCATTAATGCATCCGTCTTAACTGATTCCATTATAAGGGACGCTGCATACGATATCCCGACTCAGTGTGACAGTTATTTTAGTTGCACATTGACTCGTTGACTCTGGGAATCGATCCCTTATAATAGAAGAGTAAACAACAAAAGAACTAAAATGATTCTTAGACAAATCGGTAGCAACCAAACCGAAATCAGTTTCAACAATGGCACTACGTTATTTTTCTCATATGAAACACCTGTTGCAGGTCACACTCTCGTTGATGGTTATTTCAAAACTGATGCCTACTATTCTCGAACAACTAGCAAGCACATCAACCAGTATTTGAAACACGCTGACACATACGTTAAGACTGTTACAAATGATTACATTGTTAGTCTATGCCACCCTGAAGGATTGGGGGCATAGTATAATAAGGATATGGAAAACAAAGACACACAATGGTTAAGAACCATCACAATGACTGAACCAGAAGAGTCAGTCCTCGTTGAGATGATGTCATTTTTCAACGATATGGGTTGGATAAACGACTCCACCCAAGCAGATTATGACTCACTATGTGAGAAAATCGCTGAACCTAGTCCGTTCGATTACGAACCAATTAATCCTAAAAGGTAATTATTATGTCAACACTACATCATGAAGAAATCCTCTGGTCTATCTACTACGAGGTTATGCAAGAATTCCCAACACTTACAGAGGATCAGCATATAGAAATCGCTAACAAGAGATTCGACGAGGTGTGTATCTAATGCCGAATCATTGCCACAATCGAGTCACATTCTACAGTGACGACTCAACAGCGATCCTAAAACTACACAAGATTTTCTTAAAAGGGATCGAGACTGATGACAACACTGAACCAAACGACTCAGTGTTTGGATCATTCATCCCCGAACCTGATTGGACTAAAATTCCATTGAATGAAGAAACAGTCCAAGAGTATTCATTCTCTAAACCTAGAGGTGAATTAGGTGAGTGTCCAAAACTCATTATAGACAAAGAGAAACCATTTAGAAGTGGTTTACGTTTTGAATCAACTGACGTTATGGATGATCGGTGGTATAACTGGCGTGTCCATAACTGGGGAACTAAGTGGGATGCTTACACTATGGAAATAGATGATACAGATATGCCACACGGATTCGAGGTGCAATTTGAAACAGCGTGGAGTCCACCCGAAGAAGTCTGTTATGCTATTAAAGAACAGTATGACGATCTAAGTATTAGTTGGTTCTATGATGAACCAGGTTGTGAACTAGCGGGTTATCTGTAATGGATAGGGCATTATTAACCGAACTCAAAGAGTTCCTCGCTGAGAGAATGGTGGATAATATGTCCACCGAAGACCTCGCACAATATGTACAAGACGACCTATTCCAGTATTTCGACAAACAAGGGGAACATGATTTCCTAGAAGAAGCAGAGAATTACTGGGGTGAACATCTCGGTGAAGTTATCGACGAGATTCAGGACTATATGAAGTGCGACTTCAAGAAAAAGAAAGTGTAAACAATTGTTTCAATATGCTCACTTATGCTCTAAGTGGGCATATTATCGACTATAATAAAAGAGTACAAACGAAATTCATTCATTTTTAGATTATGCAATTCCTTTACGTAGACATCACAGATTATCCAGTAACACGAGAGGGTATTTACCAAGCGTGTTATGATGAAGTAGTTGCTGAAGCAACCGATACTGGAGATCTACCTATGTACGGTCAACAGATGCTGAACCAATCAGCACAATGGAAATTCGACGATTTCATGAACGACATCTCAAGACTAGTGGGGGTTCAGTAATGAATAGTTCATTTAACGACTTCATAGAATACTGCAAGTCATTCTATGGTTATGGCGGTCTATATGACCAAGGTAGATCTAGAGAGCAGATCGCTTATTGTACATGTCTTTACTTAGACGCAATCGCACATTATGACAGCGACGTTTATACGTGGGGCGATGGCGATAGTCTCGACAGAGAGCGTG